ATGGCAAAAGTATCATCGACAATCAGAACTTCGCAAGTAAAGCGTGACGGTAAATGTAATATCAAGATTCGGATATTTCACAATGGGAGTACAAGGTATATTTCAACGAAGTTTAATGTACCGCTAAATCAATTTTCATTGTCTGATGGCAGAGTGAGAAAATCGCACCCATTATCCGGATACCTGAATAAGGAACTTAAACTGCTCGAAGGTCAGTATGAAGAAAAAATTTTGGGGATTAAAAACATTGAAAGCCTCTCTGTTGCTCAGGTTCTTTCAATGCTGAGAGAGAAAAGGCAAAAAGCCGAGTTGTTTGAACTAATGGACGATTATATTGAATGGCTGAAAAGTCAGAATCGCATTAAGACAGCAAAAACCTTTGAGACAACCAAGCATGCGTTGGAAGAATACACTGGCAGAACACAAATACTGATGATTGAAGTGGACGAAAACTTTCTGGCAGGTTATGTTGATTTTGAGTTGATGCGTGGCAACTCTATAAACACAGCCGGATTAAATCTGCGGAATTTGCGTTCAATTTTCAATACCGCAATTAAGCGGAAAGTGATTTCAGCAGACCTGTATCCGTTTCGGAGTTTCAAGATTCCAAAACAAGATACCAGAAAGCGAAGTATATCATCAGGAGAAATCAGGAAAATATACAAAGCAAAACTGACCGATCCGTATCAAGATCAGGCAAGAGATACATTTATGCTGATGTTTTTTCTAATTGGCATAAACATGAAAGATTTGTATTATCTGAAGCCTGAAGATATTGTTGATAACAGGATTATTTACAAACGAGCCAAAACCGGCAAAGAATATTCGATTTTAATTCAACCGGAGGCTATGAAAATAATCAATAAGTATCGCGACCCGGAGGGTGAATGGTTGTTGATTTTTCACAATAAGTACAAGGACCACGAAGTTTTTACCAAACAGATTAACAATTTTCTTGACGAATTTGTACCAGGCCTGAAAATAAAAATGAAGGTCACCACCTATGTAACGAGGCACAGTTGGGCTACGATTGCATACAATAATGGCATTTCAAAAGATGTGGTGCAAAAGGCACTCGGCCACGGCACTGAGACCGTGACCGATGTTTATATTGATTTTGACCTAAAACCAGTTGACGAGGCCAACCGAAAGGTTATTGACCTAATTGTCTGAGAACCGGTATCCGTTTTCAGGAACCAGCACCATCTTGAATTCCTCACTAAACTGTTTTGGCTCAAAATTCCTTTCGGTTTTTTGAACGTGGCGGATGTTGTCTGGTTTTTCTGCCACTTCATTATTTTGAATTGACAGCGCATAGGAAAACTCAAAATTTTCCCCGTCAACAATAATTTTATCAGGCAGGTTTTCAATTCGGTTGAATACAGTTTTAAATTTAAAATTTGGGCATAAATCCAGCCCTTTTTTCTTTACAGAATTCGTAATGATGTGCTTCAACACCCCTTTGTCAATTGTCCATTCGTTTTCTGCAGAGAAGTGGCCAAAATTATACCAGTAGGAAGTATTGGTCAATTTTTTCTGGTAAGGCGCAATGTGGTATTTCGGATTGCTAATGAATTTGCACCCCCATCCCTCTTTCTGGATGTTGACCTGGCAATGCACCGAATCTGTAAAATCAATGGAGCACTCTTTGATCCGTGTCATTGAATTCAGGAACTTGGTGAAATTAACTTCCCGTCCCCGGAAAACAACCAACAGGGATTTCCAGTTTTGGACAAGGCTGTTGAGTATTTTCAGCGTATTGAGGTGTTCCAGAATCTGGCTGTCTGGCATCAGGATCACACAGCGCAGTCCATCGTAAATTCCCCCTACTTTATTGGCAAGGATAACGGCCTGTTCGAAGTTTTTTGAGTTAGACTTGTTAAATGAAATTTTCAGCATTTTGAGTTCATACCCCCTTTTTGATTTACAAATTTTTTTTGATTGGTTGAGTTGATTTTGATTTTCATTGTTGTTTACAATTTTCTCTATTTTGACATGCATGCAATTGTGGAATTGGAGATTCTGGGATTTTTTGCGTCCATCTTGTTTGTTCATCATGTCTCCTTTTGTTTTAATAGTAAGTCCAACAATTTCTTTTCTCTCTCTTTGTAATCTTCAATGGTTTCAAGCAATCTTTTATTTTCAGCTTTAAGGTATTTTATTTGTTCCTCGGCCTTTTGATTTATTGCGCCGGTTTTTACTTTACTCTGAACGCCTTGAATATTAACACTTCCAGCGCCCCCTTTTTGAGTGGCATCAACATTCCCGTTTAAAAAATCATCGTTGATTTCAGGAAACCTTTCCTTAATCTGTCTTTTTAGTTTTGAAGACAACCCATACTTGCCTTTTAAAATATGATATAAAGGTTGGGCTTGGGTCAACCCAATTTCAGTTGCAAACTCTTTTACGTTTAGGAACTGAGCATCAATAATTTTCCGTAAAATTTCTGAATCTTCCATATTATTTAAGGTTTGATTTTGTTTATTTTTCTTTAAAAATGTTGTTTTTTCTTTCATTTTCTTTATATCTTTACGACACTATTTTCAACAAAAATAAAACATTTTCAAAGAAAATGAAAGAAAATAATACACTAAAGCTTTGAGAAGATGAAAAAGAGGAGAGACTTTAACCGCGCTTACAAAATGCTTCCTCCAAAGTTGAGAAAGACAGTTCAAAAGAGGTTGATGAAGGATGTTTTTATGGTTGAACACAACCAGTCTTTCTACCGCAAAAAGAACGGGCACGAAGGAATTACAGACTACGAATGGAAGGGAGTTCAGGGTATTTTTTCAGAATTTGGAATTGACGCAGAAACAGGAAAATTATGTCAGACCACGGAACAATTATAAAAGCAGCGAGGCAGGCAGCTATCATGGCTGTGGGTGAAGTTCTTCAAAAAACAGGAGTAGAACCGGAACTGATTACGTACAGTGAAATCAAAAAATTGTATGGCAGAAAGCTGGCCGATGATGCCAGGTGTTCGGAGTTAATCGAATGGTATCCGGGACCAAAGAAGGGAAGTGGGAATATGGCTTTCTGCAAGCGTTCTGAGTTTCGTGAATTCCTGTTCAGTACCGAAAGAGAAATCAGGATAGAAAAGTCCTTTTCAATAATCAATTAAAATTTTTGTTATGAGTAAGATTAGAAAACCGCACGAGTTAAACGTGCAAGTCGCAAGTAAAACATTGCTTTACGGGCAACCGGGTATTGGCAAAACCACATTGGCACTTTCTTCGCCAGACCCGCTTTTGCTGGACTTTGACAAGGGATTACACCGGGTTGATCCACGCCATTTGTCGCCAGCAGTTCAGGTGGAAAGCTGGGATGATGTTCTGGACGTTCTCAGTGAGGATTTGTCCGAGTTCAAAACTTTGGTTATAGATACCGCCGGGAAGATGCTGGATTTTATGTCAGCTTACCTGATTAAAACCGATCCTAAACTGGGGAAACGGGACGGTTCGCTGACCCTGCAGGGTTATGGAGCCAGAAAAACCATGTTTGTAAATTTTCTGAGTCGTGTTTCAAATCTTGGGATGCACCTGATATTTGTGGCGCATGAGCGTGAAGAAAAAAACGGGGATGAAAAAATCCTTCGTCCCGAAATCGGCGGGAGCAGTTCCGGGGACTTGATCAAGGAACTGGATTTAGTTGGTTACATGGAAGCCCATGGAAAACAGCGAACAATCAGTTTTGACCCGTGTGAAAAGTTTTATGCCAAAAACACCTGTAAACTGGAAGCAGTGATTAAACTCCCTGACGTGGACAAACAGCCCAATAATCTGATGTCGCAGATTATTTCAGGTTACCAGCAATCGCTTCGGGATCGCCAGAAGATGGCCAATGACTATTCAGAATTTCTGGATTTTGCAAAAGACCAGGTTGATAGCATAGTAGATGCTGAAAGCGCCAATGAAGTGGTGGAATGGGCAAAACATTGCCAGACCCATATCTGGGATTCCAAACTTCAGACCAGCCGCATGATAAAAGCTAAGGCAGTTGAGCTTGGATTGACCTTTGACCGGGAAAAGGGCGCATACACAGACCCGGTAAAACAGGAGAAAAAAGTATCGAATAAAAAACCATCTATAAAAGAGCCTGCCAATGCAAGTTAATTATAGATTCTATGCAACCTTGCTGGATAGTTTTCAATACTATCTCGGCAAGGTTGACGACGATAATGCTTTTCAGGATTTTATTGACCGGCTGAACCGGAAACCTTTTTACAGTGAAGCTGCTGCAAAAGGGACGGCCTTCAATGAATTGGTTGATCTGATTATATCCGGAAAAATACGGATAGAAGATTTGCCAACAGACAAGCGGGGAAATGTTCTCTATACCTATACAGAGCAGGAGCATAAAAAGGATTTTCCTTTTAAGCCCGAAATTGTTTCCCTGTTTGCTCAAAAGCTGGCCGGAGCCATTCCGCAAAAATATATCGAGGCGGTGCTTCCAACCCGAAAAGGAAATGTAGCGCTTTATGGATATGTGGATGAAATCCTGAAATACAAAGTTATTGATATAAAGACCACAGGTAGGTATGAATTTCCAAAGTACCTGAATGCATGGCAAAGCAAAATTTATCCCTATTGCCTGAATGAGAACGGCATTTATGTCAATACTTTTGAATACCTGATCACCGATTTCCGGAATGTTTACATCGAGGAATATCCTTACAAACCGGAAACGGATATTGTTGAAGTGCAACGGTTCAGTGAGCAGTTGATTGACTTTATCGAGAACCACAAAAATCTTATTGATACTTCAAATCCAAAGGTTGCCAAGCTGTTCAATGCAGCGGCATAAGAAGATATATCTGGATTTTTTCGGGTACGGCCTTGACGACTTCATTCCCTGTGAGGTGAAAGGCTGTACCCGTAAAGCCGTTGATGTGCACCATATAGACAACCGGGGGATGGGGGGAAGTGACTTGCTGGACTACATTGAAAATCTGGCCGGGCTTTGCCGGGAACATCACAACCAGGCAGAGGACGATCCGGAATTCAATGAAAAAGTGAGAGCATGGCATTTAAAAAGAGTTGAATTTGTACGATGCTTTTTAAACTGAGAAAAGGGAAGAATAAGGAAGAAGCAATCCGGTTTATCCGGGAACTTGACGATGGTGAAAGCTGGGACGTGAAAGTCACGAAAAAACGGTGGAGACGTTCCATCTCACAAAATAGCCTTTACTGGCTTTGGCTGACCTGCATCGAGCAGGAAACCGGAAATGACCGCAACGATTTGCATGAGTTTTTCAAAGCAAAATTTCTTGGTTTTGAGGAAATAAATGTGCTGGACCACTTGGTTACAAGAGTGGTTTCGACTACCCAAAAAAATACCCTTCAATTTAAGGAGTATCTGGACAAAATTCAGCTTTTCGCTTCGGTGGAACTTGGCATAGAACTGCCAGACCCGGAAAGCAAGTACTGGAATGAATTTTATGAAACCTATAAGTATCTGTTGTGAGAAGAAAGTCAGTTTATACGGTAAAAGAGGCCACCCGGATTGCCTATGAAAAGATGGATAAGAAGTTTCATTCCATCAGGCTTTGTCAGGCCGTCAGGGAGATTACAGCACGTCCGTTTTTGATGGACGGCACCATTCTCCGAAGGCTCCGGGAATTGAGGGAGAAGGAACCAGAAAAGTACAGCTATTCCGTGGTTGACAAGGAGCATGGAGTGTACAAAAAGGATAATGTTGGAGTATTGCAGGCATGAGTGATTGGATTTATCCACAGAAAAATATCAGGTATCAGGAAAAGAAACGGGAACTGCCCGATGGAACCGTTGAGACGGAATACCGCTTTCAAAAAATATTGCGGAAGTACATTCTTTTCGGTCAGAAAAAGTGGTACGACACGGCAACGGTTTCCAATTTTCAATTTGGATTGAACTACACAAAATCAATGTAACCAGGTTAAGAATGAAGTTAAAGGGAAACCTGAAAAGGAAGGTTTTATATCAGGAATTGTTTGACCAGCTGAAAAAGTATGATCCGGACTGTCAAAAAGAGGTTCCATTTAATCGGTTCATAGATACAGACAGAAGATTCAGGGCGGATTTTTTCTGCCCTGCACTTTCTTTAATCGTTGAAGTGAACGGAGGCCAGTGGGTCAACGGAAGGCACAACCGGGGCGGGAAAGGCTACGAGGATGATTTGATGAAAATCAATCTGGCACAGGCCAGCAGATTCCATGTTATGCAGTTCACCTATGAAATGCTGGAACGTGGAAATCATTTCAAAATTCTCGAAAAATACTGTAAATCAGTTAGTTAAAAAAATCAATTATCGTTATCTTTAAACTTCAATAATCAATAAACATGAATGGACAATAGTGGATTCATACCGTTAAGCAGAAAATTTTTTGAACACTCCTTGTGGAAGGAGAATAGGGTCTTTAGTCCGGCCGAAGCGTGGATTGATTTGGTTCAACTTGCACGATTTGAGGAGGCACCATTAAAGATTCTGGTCAACATGAATTTTCTGTATATAAAACGTGGTGAACTCCGGGCATCATTAAGGTATCTGGCTTCCCGCTGGGGTTGGTCGAAGGATAAAGTTTCACGATTTTTGAAATTGCTCGAAAGTGAGACAATGATAAGACGCGAAGTGAGACAGGGGGAAACAGTCATAACCCTACTCAATTTCAATAGATTCAACCCTTCTGGCGATGGTGAATGCGACACCGACAAGCCTCCAAATGAGACACCCGCGAGACACCCGCGAGACACTGACGAGACAGGCGCGAGACACAGGCGAGACAAAACTAATAAAGAAAAAGAAAGAATAAATAAAGAAGAAGAAAGAGAAGAAGTCTATGGAGAAATCATAGATTTCTTTAACGAAACCTGCGTTTCGTTACCGTCAGTGAAACTCACTCCTAAACGCCGGGGAAACATTCGGGCAAGAATCAGGGAACATTCCCTGCCAGAGGTTTACGAAATGATAGAAAACGCCTCGGCGTCTTCGTTTCTGGCAGGACAGAACCGCCGGGACTGGCAGGCTACGTTTGACTGGCTGTTCAGGCCAAACAATTTCGTGAAAGTTCTGGAAGGAAATTACAAAGACAAAAATCATTCAGAACAGGATTTTGACCCTGATGATACCCGTTCACAACCCAGCATGGAAGCGTTTAACGAAAAATTTTAGAGCTATGGATATTTCTGAAATTGCACAAAACTTTCTACCACCGGAAAAGCAAATATTCAAACAGCCGCAATTCAAAAAAGCGGATTTTGAAAAGCTTTTCAACCGGATAACTCCCTGTAAGTACCTGCCGGAGTATGATCAGGTTCTGGACTGGATTCATAACAACGAAGGCAAAGGGCTGGCGATGATTGGAGCCAATGGCCGGGGAAAAACCATCATCGGGAAATATATTATTCCCGTCCTTTTCATCCAGTACCACGCAAAAATCTTTACAACAGTTGATGCGCATGAAATGAATGCCAGGCTGGATGAACTGCTGAAAAAGAAATTTCTGAGCATTGACGATTTAGGCACGGAAGGGCAGCGAATCGTATTTGGTGAAAAGCGCTGGGCGTTGCCTGAAATCCTTGACAAGGCAGAGAAAAACCGGAATATCCTTTTACTGACCTCAAATCTGGATGCGGATGCCTTTGAGCAGAAATACGGGAAAAGGACACGGGAGAGAATCCGGGCAGTATGTAAAGTTGCGGTTTTCAGCGGGGAAAGTTTGAGGGAATAGGGCGTAAGAAAAATCAATAATCAATAAACATGGAATATAAACTACGTGATTATCAGGAAAACGCAGTGGATGTTGCTGTGAGTTATTTTCAAAGCACAAAGGACAAAAATGCATTTATGGTTTTGCCGACCGGTTCGGGGAAAAGTCTTGTGATTGCGGCCATAGCCAGAGAGCTAAAAGAGCCGACCATCATATTCCAACCCTCAAAAGAAATACTGGAACAAAACTTTGCCAAACTGCATTCATACGGTATCTGGGATGCTTCGGTTTATTCGGCTTCCCTGAATTCAAAGGAAGTAAGCAGAATCACTTTTGCCACCATTGGCAGCGTGGTAAACCGACCGGGACTGTTCAAACACTTTAAAAATGTACTGATTGACGAATGTTTTCCTTATGGCCAATATGTCAGCACTTCAATAGGGAAAAGGAAAATTGGAACGCTTTATAATTGGCACACAAGAGGTGAACAGTTGCCTAATGTTTTATCCTTTAATGAAAAGGAAAATAAAATAGAGGAATCTAAAATTGTAGAGATAAGATGCAATGGCCGGAAAAAATTAATAAACCTTTCATTTTCTGGAAACACAAAGGTTCGAGTGACAAAAAATCATCCATTCTTGACGGGTCAAGGATGGATTATGGCGGATGAATTAAACGTCGGAGACGTTGTTCTAACAACTAATATTAACGGTCGCGGATATTTTCGCATTCCAAATAATGACCAAATAGAGCTAATTAATGGAGGCATTTTGGGAGATGGAAATATTGATAAATTAAGGAAAAAGAAAAATGTAAATAGGTTTAGGTTTATTCAAGGTGCCAATCAAAAGGAATATTTAGATTGGAAAGCTAATATCTTACATGGAAAAGTTAGAAAAATAAAAGAAAATGGATATTCAAAAAAAGTTGCTTTTGCCTTCAATAGTCCTTCTATTATTTTCTATGATAATTTGTGCAACAGAAAATCTGCAATAAAAAATCTTTCTTTAAAATCATTGGCTGTTGCATGGATGGATGATGGCACTCTCTATAAAAAAGAAAATGGTGGAAGGCTATATAGTACAGCAGAATCTTATTCTGAAACTCTGTATTTTAGGGACAGGCTGAAAGATTTTGGAATTAAAAGTATAGTTAAAAAATCTAATAGTTCAAGTTCCGGTAAAGAATATTATTACTTAGTATTTGATAAAAAGAATATTGAAGTTTTGTGTTATATGATAGCTCCTTTTATTCATAAAAGCATGAAATATAAGATAGTTCAAGATAGCTGGAAGTATGTTGGTGCATACAAATGGGATGCTGCTTATAGTAAATTTGGGGGAGCTGTAGTTGAGTCTGTTTTTAATTGTGAATCCGATATTGTTTATAACATGGAAGTAGAAGGGAATCATACTTATGTTATAACTTCTGGCAGGTATGAAAAAAGTCATAAGACCTTTAATGATGGCATAATAGTTCACAATTGCCACTATGTGAATGCTCAGAAAGGCATGTACAAGAATTTTCTGGATAATCTCAACGGGAGCAAAGTGCTTGGTTTAACGGCTACACCCTACCGGTTAAGCTCAAATTCGATGGGATCACAGTTGAAGTTTCTCTCGAGAACCAGGCCGAGGGTTTTTGATGAATTAATCTATTTCGTGCAAACATCTGTTTTGGCGAAAAGAGGTTATCTGAGCAAAATGAAATACTACGAGGTAAAGGGCGTGGACGTTTCAATGCTAAAATCAAACAGCACCGGTGCAGATTACACCGATAAATCATTAAAGCAGCACTATTTGTCAATCGGGTTCAACGGTTTAATCCTGAATGTGATTGACCGATTGCTGGCTGTAAACCGAAAAAGCATTCTGGTTTTTACCAAATTTATTGACGAAGCAAAATTTGTTGCAGACCGTTGCCCTGATGCTGAAATTGTCACCGGTTCCACCAAGAAAAGAGACCGGGAACGGATACTGAATGATTTTAAGTCCGGGAAAATTAAAGTTATCCTGAATGTGGGAGTTCTGACAACCGGGTTTGACTTTCCGGAATTGGAAACGGTCGTTTTGGCCAGACCAACAAAATCATTGGGTTTATATTATCAAATGGTTGGCCGGGGAATCAGACCTCACCCAAATAAGCCGGAAACGTGGGTTGTTGACCTTTGCCAGAATTACAGGCGGTTTGGCAGGGTTGAAGATTTAAAAATATCAGCAATCAAAAACAAATTATGGCATGTGGAAAGCAAAGGGAAAATCCTAACCAACCGGATTCTTCAATGAAATTGGTTGAAAAACGGATATGCGTTCATTGCGGCCACATCACTTCTGACCGGCTGGAGCTTTTATCCCTTTCCTGTTGTCCGGATAGTTGGTATATGCCACTCAAAGAATACAACCATCAAAAAAAATCTTGTAAAATGTTCAAAAATCTATAATAATGTTTTATTTTCTTTTATATTTGCACTGTGAAATAAAAACAACAACAGAGGATGTCAACATCGGATCGCATATTTCGCAGAAAAGTTCAGCAACAATACCCTGAAATTGCCAGCAGGGTGGTTGAACAGCCTGTTTTGACCGATGTAAATGAAATTACTGATTTGTACCATATTTTCACTTCTTTGGTGAAGTTGCCAGATAATTCAAAGAGTTCTGAGATCGCTGATTTCAGGACTCTTTTTATTGCTGTAACGCTACGGCTTTATGATCCGGATTACGTGAACGGGTATAAAAAGAAAGTCAGAAACGGTTTGAGGTCAATGATTGCGTACCTGTTTGAGATTGACTTCAATTATGTTTCATGCCTATTTGCTTTGGCAGTGGCACGGGTACAGATTTACAAAAGCATGGCAGATAACGTTGAGAAAATATATTCAGTCATTCTTCAAAGTATTGAGAATGAGTAGTTCATTTGGTTTTTGGTTATTGAGAAGTCAAGGGAGAGAGGGAGCCAGGTAAATGAAAGGTTTGATTGGTTTTTTATGAATGAAGCGTCTATGTTTTGTGAATAGTGATTTGCTTCCCTACTCTCCCACATAGCGGGGTGGAGCAGTCTGGTAGCTCGGTTGGCTCATACCCAACAGGCCGCAGGTTCGAATCCTGCTCCCGCTACTGGTTGTGGGTTTAGGAGAGAATAGGTTGAAAAAGGGGCAGGCAGTTTTGCTTGCCCCGATTTTTCCTAAAGTTCTTTGAAAAAAAATCTTTGTAAATCTTTAAAAATCTTTTATTTTCTTTAATAATATTTGTAGATTTACTAAAAATATACGGCATGAAAATATACACTGGCTATTTTGCTAAAACGAAAGTTTACGAACAAAAAGGATTGCGTCCGATTGCCATAGCGCTTTACCCGCCGAATTGGTTTTCAGGACACCAGTTTTTACCGCTTGCACCCAAAGGCTACATGATGAGCCGTACCATGCCCATTCCCGTTTTTGACCGGGAGTATAAAAAACATGTTCTGGGCGTATGCGACCAAAAAACCATTGTTCAGCAACTGGAAAGAATCAGCAAGGGTCAGGATATTGTGCTTCTGTGTTTTGAACGGTTGCAGGAAGAATGTCACCGGGCGCTGGTGGCTGAATGGCTGAACAAGGCAGGGTTTGACGTACAGGAGTATGATTTGGGTGAAAACAAAAAGCCGGTTGCCACACAGTTAGGTTTATTTTAACAACTACCGTCCTTAGCTCCAATTGGCAGAGTACCGGACACTTAATCCGGGGGTTACGTGGTTCGAATCCCGTAGGGCGGACAAATTTTTTTGAAGATGGCGATACAAACTCCGGGAGCGTTCTTTTTAGGGACGCTCGTTCCTTCTGAACAGAAATTTTTAAAAAGGATTCTGGAAAATGCGAAAAAGTCAGGGTACGATAAATTTATTGAACCCTGTTCGGGTGCTCTGGCCATGTCGCATCTTGCAGTACAGTCAGGTTTTAAACCTTCTCAGATTCAGGCCAGCGATGTCACGCTTTTCAGTACTATTTTTGGCTATGCCATTATGGAAAAGTCACTGGAACCGCTCGAAATCGAAGCCAAAGGATTTACCGGGGAAGAATTATGTGATCCTGCCATTGTGCTTTATGCCATTATGCTTTTAAAGACCACCGTGAATTCAGGGGGTGATTTTTTTTACTCGATGCTCAGGGATTTGGAGTACCGGAAAGAGCATCACATTAAAACCATCCGGGACCAACTGGACAGGGCTAAAAAACTACTGCATGGAATGAATTACCGCCCGCTGGATATGTACGACCATCTGGACGAGGTGATGGACGATGAAAAAGCCCTGATATTTGCCAATCCCCCGACCTACAAAGCAGGTTTTGAAAAATGGTACGACACCAAAGGCAATTTGTCATGGAAGGAACCACACTACAATATTTTTGACCCTGAAACCGGCCTGATTGAACTGATGCGTGAACGGATGGCTGGCAAAAAGGCATTGATACTTTGCTATGAGGAAAACGAAGTGGGGAAGATGGCCGGGTATCCGGTTTTTGCCCGTTACGGGGTAAGGAAAGGGGTTAATGTTTACCTGACTACCAACAATCCGGACGAGGCAATTCGTCTGGCCGGTGGAAAAATCGTTGTTCGGCCAGATGAAAGAGACCTTGGACCACTGGACTGTTCCATCCTTCCATCCAACTACGTTATCACCGAAAAAAGCAAGATTACATTCACCAAGATAGAACCGCAGAATGCCTTTTACTACCGGGCAATATGGACGCACAATTTCTCAGGCGGTCAGGCTCAGATAAACATCGGACTGTTCATCGACGGTATGATTGCAGGGGTGCTGGGTTACCAGATTGCCTTTGGTAAAGAGCTAAAGGAGATTGTAGTCATGTACGGAATTACCATCAAACATGATTATCTGCGGTTAAACCGGTTGCTTACCCTTATTGCCATTAACCGGCGAACACTAAAGGCATTTATTCCCGAATTCAGGCTAAACAAATTTGAAGGAATCCAAACTACCCAGCTTACCAAGTACCCGGAATCAAAAGAGATGCGGGGTATCATGAAACTTAAGAAAAAAGAAAAGGGAAAGCTGGGGTACAAGCTTACCTATCATTGCAAAATCAGGGAGCAAACGACCGAGGAAGTGGTTGCAGAATTTATCAAAAAAGAGGAGAGATGGAGAAAAGAAAGAGCGAAGTCGAAATCCCACAGGGAATAGAGGTATTAGCGGATATTGGTTCAGGACTGCTTATTGTCAGAGCTGATGTAAATGTACTGAGGGAACAGGATAAGAACGCCCATCTGATGAAGCCTGAAATGTTCAGGCAATTGCATGAGAACATCAAAAAACGGGGGACGCTGGAAAGTTTGCCGTTTCTGGCCTTAACCCAGAAAGGAGTAGAGATTGTTTCCGGTCACCACCGGGTAAGGGCATCCAAAGAGGCGGGGCTGAAATCCATCCCTGCCATACTGGATATAACCAACCTGAACCGGAGCCAGATTGCAGCAAAGCAGATAGCACACAATGCTATAAACGGGTTTGATGATAAGTCCGTACTGAAAGAGATTGCCGCCCTGATTGATGACGTGGACGATATGATTGAAAGTTATATCGGAAAAGATATTCTGGGTGAACCGGAAGGAACGCTGGATAAACTGATTTCTCCCATGCTGGACTATGACTGGCAGGATATGCAGTTTATCTTTTTGCCGCACCAGGTTAAAGATTTGGAACTGCTGGTTTCCAATGTGGAAGGGAACAAAGATTTCATTGGCGCAGCGCATATTGACCAGTTTGAAGGGCTGCTGTCCACCCTGTCCAAATACCAGAAGTTTTCGGACATAAAAAATGTCGGAGCAGCTATCCATAAGATGATTGAGATTACAAACGAGGTGATGGATAACGCCGGGTTTGACGAAAACGAGGAATGGGTTCCCCTGTCTAAAATCTTTGGAAATGCTGCAATTCCTGTGGAAGTGGCCGAAAGGGTGAAAACGGTTATTGATGCGCTGGAAAAGGATGAAAAGATTTCAAAACACCGCAAATGGGAGGGGCTTTCTTATGTGATTGACCTGTACGAAAACCAAAATCAGTAACCATGGCAAGACCTACGAAATACAATCCGGATATTCATTTGAATTGGGCCAGAGGTCTTGCAATGCAGGGGTTTACAGGAAAAGAAATTGCCTCACAGATGGGGATTGCCCGGTCAACTTTTAACAAGTGGAAGGCTGAAATCAGGGAGTTTTCAGACGCAGTTGAGATGGGAAGGGAACCGGCTGACTTCAATGTGGAGTTTTCACTTTACAAACTGGCCAATGGATTTACTCAGACGGAAAAGAAAGTGATTGTTACGGTCAATGAAAAAGGCGAACAGAAACCGGCACGGATTGAAAAAACCGAAAAGTATTTCCCGCCCAACCCTGCTGCTGCCATGAACTGGTTGAAGAACCGGAAACCCAAAGATTGGAGAGAGAAACAGCATGTGGAGATTGAAACCCATCCGTTCCTAAACTTTGTTGACGAAGATGAAAGTGAGGATTGATATGAATCCAAAGTTCTGGAAAAAGTACTTTGCATGGAAAAACGACTATTGCAAAGCTGCAAGGGAAATGGTTCGTGTCAGGCTCGATCCGGAGCAGGAAGCTATTCTCTATTCCATCCAAAAGAACCGCAGAACATCAGTAAGGTCAGGCACGGCACGGGGAAAGGACTTTGTTGGCGCTGTGGGGTCAATCCTTTTTTTGTACCTCGAAGCATGGAACAAAGTAGGTGATTATGCTGAATATTCGTCAGTCAAGGTAATTAACACCGCCCCCACCGGCAGGCAGATACGCAACATCATGATCCCGGAAATTTCAAAGTTTTATTCCAAAGGAAAACTGGATTACATGCTCGGACGTTTGATGTCAGACGGTATCCGCTGGGAACAACCCATGTATAAAGACTGGTATTTACATGGCTTCAAGGCAGATGATGAAGCCATAGAATCCTGGTCGGGAATCCATGCTGAAAACGTGATGGTAGTAATAACTGAGGCATCAGGACTGAGCCAGACCACATTTGACAGTATTGAAGGGATTCTGCAGGGAAACTCCCGGCTTGTTTTAATCTTCAATCCCAACCGAACAGTCGGAGAAGCCTACAAAAGTCAAACATCAGGCCAGTACCACAAGTTTGTGTTGAACTGTATGAACGCCCCGAATGTGGTGAATTATGGAAAGATGCTAAAGGGTGAAATTACCGAAGCTGAATTTAAGCGGTTGCGAATCCCGGGGCAGGTGGATTATGAATGGGTGGATGAAAAAATCAATAAACCCGGCTGGGCATTTAAGACTGCAGAAAGTGAGGTCAATCCCGCTGAGTTTGATTTTCAGTGGAACGGTCAGTGGTACCGACCGAGTGACCTTTTCCGGGTAAAAGTACTTGGTGAGTTTCCGAAAGAATCCGATGAACAGTTGATACCCATTAGCTGGGTTGAAGCAGCACAGGAAAGATACCTTGTGCAGATGGAGCAGGGCTGGAGAATTCCTGATTCATTGCGTCTTGGTGTAGATGTGGCGGGAATGGGACGGGACATGACGGTCTTTTGCTCACGCAAAGGCTGGGTGGTATTTCCTTTTAAAGTTTACGGAAAATCGAGCCACATGGAAACTGCCGGGAAAATCAAGGCAACTCTCAACGAAGATAGCGAAGGCATTGCCGTTATTGACACCATTGGAGAAGGCGCCGGGGTGTATTCGAGGCTGGAAGAACAAGGCATGAAACGGGCTGTTTCCTGTAAGTTCTCTGAGGGAGCCAAAGGGCTGAAAGATTACACCGAAGGGTATGAGTTCGAGAACATGCGGGCTTACCTCTATTGGTGTATTCGTGACTGGCTGAATCCTGCCTTTGATTCCAAAGCCTGTTTGCCCCCGGACGATGAACTGACCGAAGAACTGACTTCCATCGAATACAAGTTTCAGTCAAACGGCAAAATCATTATTGAACCCAAAGAAGATATTATTGAACGGATTGGAAGGTCGCCGGACAAATCGGATGCACTGGCCAATACCTTCTATCCACGCATCGGGCAAAGCAAAGAAGTTGATTTAACCGGAATGTTCCATTAAAAGTTTTGAAGATGAAATTAACGGATTTGTTGAAGGAAAACCCAAAGGAAGCGATTGAACTGATCGAGAAAAAGAAACCCTCTTTTAAAGTAAAATATCAGGATGCAAAAACACAGTTTGATGTGGATTTGCATGATGTGTTTGATTCAACCAAACGCCCGGACAAAATTATCAAACAGTATCGGGGTGAAGGGCGCAACGGTCCCATTTATGAAACCACGACACAGCCGGTAAACCGAATAGGAATACCCTACCAAAAGCTTATTGTGGAAAGGCTTATTGGTTTGATGCTGGGGAACAAAATCAAGATCACTCCTGAGTTTTTCGGGGAAAGAAAAGAAGAAAGTGAACTGTTTAACCGGGTGAAAAAGGTTTGGAAGGATACGAAACTTGACTTTAAAAACAGGGAATTACTCCGGCGGATGCTTTCTGAAATGGAAGTGGCCGAATACTGGCATGTTGCGGAGAATGAAAATACTGTGTTGGACGACCAGTATAAACTGAAACTGAAAATCTTCTCTCCGTCCGAAGGGGACAAACTATTGCCTTACTTTAATGAACTGGGGGAACTGGAAATTTTTTGCCGGGAATATGTGTTTGAGGACGACCAGGGGGAGCAAATCCGTAAAATGGATGCGTTCACCAAAGAGCTCAGATATTATCTTGTGGAAAAAGAAAATGGCTGGACGCATGAAAAAGCACCCAAAGCCAATGTGTTGAAGAAAATCCCAATTGTTTATTACAACCAGGTTGCCCCGGAATGGCATGACGTTCAAAGTACCTGTTCACGACAGGAAACCCTTGTTTCAAACTTTGGGGATACGAATGACTATTTTGGTTCGCCGATGGTGAAAGTTAAGGGAGAGGTCAAAGGATTTGCCGACAAAGGCGAACAGGGGAAAATCATTACCGTGGAAGGGGAAGGTGATGTGGAATACCTCACTTGGGATTCAGGCCCTGAATCGACAAAAACGGAATTCGAAATAAACGACGACCTGATTTTCAACGGAACGCAGATACCGAACATTTCATTCTCCAAAATCAAGTCATTTACCCACAACAGCAATGCTTTGCTGCAACTGCTTTTTTCCGATCCCCACATGAAAGCAGAAACAAAGTGGGAAATCTTCGGAATCGGGGTGCAAAGGCGGTTGAATATTATCAGCAGGATTGTTGCCATGCTTTACGGCCTCGAAAGTGAATTCAAACAGATGGTTATTGTTCCGCAGATGGAACCATACATGCCTAAAAATACGAAAGAGATTGTGGATGGTTTGGTTTCAGCTACCAACAACGGTAAAGTAATGTCCCGGAAACGGGGCGTTGAGTTAAACCCGATGGTTGAAAATGCTGAAAAGGAAATTGAGCGAATTGAGGAAGAAGAAAAACAGGAACTTGGAGGAGAAAGCTTTATTTAGTGCAGGTTGAAGAAAAATATCGCAGGAAAGTATTGAGGTTGCGAAGAAGGCAGGAGATAGCCATGAAGTCTGCTTTTATCCGGGTATCCAGACAGTTTGCTGAAAAGTTTGCCAACGTACCAATTATCCGGACGCAGGAAAGTTTTCAGTTCAAAACCAACCCTAAACTGAACCGGGAACTGACTGAAATGATGGGAGGATTTGAGGCGCAGTTGTACGAAAACATTTCCGGTGGAATGAAAAGCGCCTGGGGAGTTGGGAACGAAATGAACGATGAATACGTAACCTATTACTTCTCAGGCGTTGAAGGATTTAAAGCCAGGCAGAAAGCAATGATGGCCAGGAACACGGAAGCCTTGAATGCTTTTATTTCCCGGAAAAGGAATTCGCGGACATTGGCCGATCGGGTTTGGAAAACAGCCAACCGGTTCCGGGATGAACTCGAAGCCAACTTGCTTATCGGTGTGTCCGAAGGGAAAAGTGCCGCTGACATTGCAGAACAGGTGAAATGGTATCTTGAAAGGCCGGATGATTTGTTTCGGAAAGTCCGGGACCCGAAAGGGGATTTAAGGCTAAGCAATGCAGCCAAAAAACTCCATCCCGGAACAGGGGTGTATCGTTCCTCATTTAAAAATGCTTTTCGTATGAGCCGGACTGAAATCAATGCGGCCTACCGCAGAGCAGACAATCTCAGGTGGCAAAGTCAGGACTTTATTCTGGGGTACCGGGTGAACCTTTCAGCGCAGCATCCACGCTTTGATATTTGCGATGAATTGCAGGGGAAATATCCGAAAAGTTTTGTGTTTACCGGGTGGCATCCACAGTGCTTCTGTAATGTCACGCCTATACGGATGCGAAAGGAAGATTTTATAAGGCGTTTGCGTGGTGAAAGGGTGAATGTGTCTGCGATGGAAGAAATGCCGGGTAACTTCAAAAGGTGGATAGCTGACAATGCCGACCGGGTCAGGAAAATGAAAAACAAACCTTACTTCATTCTGGATAATAAGTCTGTAATCCGTTCAAAAGTGGGTGTAAACGTTTCTTAACTCAATTTCCCTATGCTATTCAAAAGCAATCCATACCATAATACTATCCAGTTCATTCTAAGGAGTTTAATTCATGAGAAATTGTCTAAGCTGCAAGTATCACAGAGATTGCAGGTACGAAAAATACTTTTACAAACAACGGATATTGACATGTCCGGATTTTAAACATCAAAAAAACAAAGGAAATGGTAAACAAAGTTATTCTAATCGGTCACGTAGGGCAGGAACCCGATTTTAAACAGTTGGACGGCGGGGCAAAGGTGGCGTCCTTTTCTCTGGCAACGAATGAAACCTACAGAAGCAGAGAAGGGAAGAAGGTTGAACATACGGACTGGCATAACATTGTTGTCTGGAACCGTCTGGCTGAAATTGTAGAGCAGTACGTCAACAAAGGCGATAAACTGTTCATCGAGGGAAAAATCCGTACACGGTCGTATGAAAACCAGCAGGGCGAAAAACGGTATATCACCGAGATATTTGCCGGTTCCCTGAAAATGCTGGGTGGAAAGCCGGGGGAAAGTTCCGGAACAAGTCGAATGGATTCCTACGCTGAGCAGCCGGAAGCCAATCTTGATTTCCAACCACAGGAAGGTGATTTGCCGTTTTGAAAACGGATCACAAGAAATACACAAATGCTTGAATAATAAAAGATAATTTTGTATATTGTTTGCAAAAAATTGTCAATCATGAGTTTAAAGGTTATTGACGACAAAGTCATACTTGAAAATGGAACATATTTGGAAAGAAAAGTTTTGGATTCAACTAAAATTAGAATCGATCGATTTTTATATTATCTGAGTATGTTTTTCCTTATCACCGGAGCGATTGCTTTTTTTAGTGGTTACGATTCCTTAAAAACGTTAGGCGGAGTTTTAATCTTTCTTTGTGTATTTTGTTTAATTATAGATTTTATAAGGAATTTTTTAATAAAACCAGTAGTTGTATATGTTAACTCAAACGGGAAAAAGATTACAATACTCCGACTGAACAAAAAGATTGCAGAAAGATTTGCTTCGAAACTTTTTGAAATTGCTGATCAAGACAAGGGTAATTGGGAATTTGATGTTAAGAATCAAATCATTACTCAAATTTAATAAAAACTGGCACTCAATTAATTTTTGTCGCCGATTCTATTAGTCTTTACATTTTCGGCAAGGCCTTTTTATTCTGACATACTATTTTTTACAACCACACTCAGACCGGAAAAACCTCAAAATTTTCTGGTCATTTTTTATGCATTTTTCTGTTATTTTCTATGATTATGTTTGTTTTTCTTTCACAATAAAGTTAGTTTTATAATGTAATTCAATAATCAATAAATCAATTAGTTATGAGAGAAAAAGTTGAAAAAATTATCCAAAACACAGCATCAATCACAAACGAAACTGCCAAGTATGTAGCAGCATGGTACCGGGAAGAAATTGAAGCTAAGGACGTAGCCAATGCTATGCGGCTTGTTTCCATAATTTACTCGATAGAAAACATGGATATTGAAGGGTTGTGTGAATGGATTGAAGGTGGAGAATATCAGCCGGGCTGGGGAAAATTAAGTGCAGGGAAACGGGTTGCATGGCAAAGTTCAGGAAGTGTCTGGACTGCATGGTTTGATGAAGATATTTTGGTTCATATCCTTGGTGAGGATGAAGATTTGGACGAAGCCAGGCAAAAGTACCGGAAACTGACAAACACCCTGCGCTATACCAATCCGGTGAATTTGCGCTAATAAAAGTCTTTGAATTAATCACAGGGGCGGTTCTGCTGCCCGTTTTTTCAATAATCAATAAACAAGTAGATATGAACAGGAAAACACGTAAAGATTTGCTGGTTACTGCTCTGGAAGGGGGCAGTATGTATTGGTATTTATTGCTGGATCTGGAAATGTATTTGGACTACCGGACACTTAATGAACCGACAGCAATCCGGATTTTTACAGCCATTGAAAAGGGAGAAGAAATCCCTGTTTTTGACAATGAAAACCCAGATGAACAGCTTGGAATTCTCAGTATGGAATCCATCAAAAGGGGAGAGAAAACCATGAAGGAAAAGGCACCGGAGCATTGGGAAGATATTGAGTATGACATCTGGGATGCTGAAACGGCAGATGTCTGGTTCCAGTTTGTGATTATGAACGATTTAGTTTTTGGGTAATGGCACGGATATTCAATTTTAAAAGCTCAGACGGGAATCAGGTTTTAACCGATACCCTGATCAAAAGGGATTTCCTGAACTGGATGCAAACGAAAAGTCCCGAATTTCTGGATCACTTCGCTTTGGATTTAGCCGGGAAGTGGGTAACAGAAAGAAATCTCAGGGCAGATGTTCAGACCCTTTATGCTCTGGATGAATTGCTGGCAGATATCAAGTGGGAATACATAAAAGGAGTTTGTCATGAGCAGTAG